GGCCCGGCTGATACCATGCTGCCAGCATATCCCCTTCCACGCCTTGCGGTTGGCGCGTGCCCAAAGGATCTGCCCGATGTCCTTGTCCACCCACCGCAGCCAGAGCATCGCCTCATCGGCTTGCGTGATCATCCGCGGGGATGGCAGAGGGCGACGCATCTTCGGCTCCTGTTCGACTTGGTCAGCAAAGCCGTGCACGTACTCGGGCCAGGCGCTGACATAGCCTTGCGGGCGTACCGGCGGCAGGTTGTGCATCACGTCCGCCGCGAGGTCCAGCCGGTCAGCCACCATAGCGCGGGTCCAGTCATCGGCCATTGCGCACCTCCCGCACCGCGGGCAGCTTGCCATAAAGCTTTTCGCCAAGCTGACGGACCAGCTCGCGCTCTGGCCAGGTCAGCCTGTAATCATCGACGCTGACAGCCAGCATCTGCTGTTCCTGCCAGCCATCGCGCTTGATCTGGTCGGGATCGCGGCGGTTGCCGCCGTACCCCTTTGGGGCGAACCGCATGCCGCTCATGATGCACCTCCGTTCGTCTCCAGCGCCCAAAGCAAGATCGCAATAGCATCTGCCTCGTTGTCGTCCGCTGGACTGAAGCCACGACGGCGGGCAGCGTCGATCATCGCCTGCTTGTTCGCGTTGCCCTGGCCCGTCAGGAATTTCTTGATGGTGCCAACCGGCACGCCCTGGTATGGCACCCCGCGCAATTCACCCCAACTAGTGAGGACAGCCAGCAGACCCCCAAAGACATGGGCTGCGTCGGTGCCTGCGTGCCGACGCACTTCTTCGAAATAGATCGCCTCAATCGGACCGCTGAGCCGGTCGATCTCCGTCAGCCAGTTGGTGAAGCGCAGATAGCGCATGCCGCCGCCGTCATATCGGCTAGGTTTGAAGCTGACAGTGCCGCTGGTGATCAGGCCGTCAAAGCCGCGGATGGCCCAGCCGGTGGTCGCACCTAGATCAAGGGCTAGGATGGTGCGTGGGCCCTGTGCAGGCGGCATGGGCGTTTTCGGGGTTGCGCCGAGATTGGCGCTGGCGAGAGTCATATCAGCCATGAGTGGTCTCCTCTTCTGGTGGGCTGCTCGGGTGGAAGACGACGGCGGTTGATGCTTGGCGGTACTGGCCGCCGTCGTCGGATTGTTCTGGGTCAAAACTTTGGCCCCCAAAAAATGCCCAGGGGTGGGTGGTGTCTCCCCCGCCTTAAGCGGGGAGAACACCTACCCCTTAGGGTAGGAAATTCCGTGTTCTGTGTTCCTGTGTAAGTCATTGAAAATAAATGTGGATTTCCAGAACACGGATTGGAAAATGTCAGACCGCAATCCGTGTTCTGTGTTCCGGCGTAACGCTTTGATTTTGCAATACGAATTCCAGAACACAGAACACGGGCACCAGGAACACGGGCCGTGTTTTGGCAAGAACACGGACGATCCGTGTTCTTGGACAGGCTCTTTTGGGGTGCCGGGTTCATGCCTCATCCCCGTCTTGATCGACCCAGACGTCCGGGTTCTCAACCGGCAAGATTGCTCCAGATTGGGGGCACATGTAGTCGGACGGGAGCACCCGAATGAAGGCCGGGCACACCTCGCCGGTCTCGTCGTCGACCACTTCCCGGTCGGTCCGCAGGTGCATATTTTTGACGCAGAGATACCCGAACTTGGACCGGTTCCGCTTAAGGCCAAGCTCTTTGATCTGTTCACCGCGCACGAACTTCACATGGCCCTTGGTGGCAAGCACATGCAGGCGTTCCCGGATGCTGGTCTGACCTCCAAGGCTGCCCTTGTTCTCGAAGCTAGCCGCGAACTGGCTGAGCGTGAACATCTTTCCCTGTTCAGCCTGCTCACTGAGCATATGGACAATCACGCCGCCCTTTCGATCCCGTTCAGCGTCGTGTTTTGCGCCAGAGTCTTGGCGTACAAGCCGCTCGTTCATCGGGTTGATCTCGGTCCATTCACCCTTGACCTTGTCGATGATCTTGGACTCCAGCGCTGGTCCGTTGCGCAGTTCGATCTCCAGTTTGCGCTGTGGGTTTTCTTCATCAGGCCGGTGCAGGATCAGCCCTGATGTATAGAAGCCCCGCAGGGCACTGGCACCTGATAGTGCCAGAAACGGGTCATCCTTGACCTGCTGCTTGCTGAGCTTCTTGGTATGATGCGCGAGGATCACACCGCACTCTGGGTTGATGTGATCGCGCAGAACCTCGACCCTTTCCTTGAGGAAAAACATCATCGCAGTGTTGTCGTTTTCGCCGCCGCCGTCGGGTCCGCCGTCAAATATATTGCGGATCGGATCGATGCAGATGATGTCGACCGGCTCGGCCGGGAATGACCGCATGATGGCCTGTGCGACACGGACGCTGCCCTCGACATCAAGCAGAAGGTTTAGCTTTGGCGTGGCGACCAGATTGTCCCGCGCGCCGGTCAGCACCTCTTTCGGGAGGGTAATCTGCTTCATGCGTTCGCGCAGATAGTGGTACTGGATTTCGGCCTGCAGGTAGAACACGCGCAGCGGTCGCGGCGGTGTGAAGTCGAGAAACGGCACGCCCGCGGCCATGTGCACCAGCCAGGAGATCAGCAGATCGCTCTTGCCGACCTTGGGCGCACCACCCAGCACCAGCAGCCCACCCGGCGTCAGAACGCGCGGTGCGATGATATCCGCGGGCATCGGGCTGTCATCGTCCAGCAGCGCGCCAAGCGTGAAGGCGGGCATCTCATTGGGCGCAGGCGCGGCGCTGTCGAGACGGATCAAGGGTGGTCCGTATTTTTCGACATGCCGGGCCCAGAGCCGCTCGGACTCGCGCTTGAGCCGCTCCACTGACCACTCTGGCCGCAGCATTGCGGCGTTGTAGCCGCAGATGCCCTCCCAGCCCTCGTCTTTCGACATCCGGCCCTCATGCACCATGCGGATGAAATACCCGATGGCGGCCGAGGCCCCCTCGAAACGCGACCAGTCATCCTGCGCGCTCTCGCGCACCGGGGTGACCAGCACATCATCGACGGCAGGCTTGTCGGGCGCGGTAAAGTCCGGCTGCAGCGACACGCCCGGCGCGGGTGGCATGTCGGTGACGGCTTCCGTGAACTCACCCAGATCACGCTCGAGTTCGGCGTTCAGCGTGACGATGCGCACCTGCGTCTTGAGGCTGTTCTTGTAATAGACCGAGCCTGCCACGCGGATGGGCTGATGCGCTGAGCGGAAATGCATATCGCCGCCGACCTTGGCGGCAATGTCACCGCGGATACGGGTCACGCGCGCGATGTCGCTGCCCTCGGCAGGCTCGGTCAGTTTCCACCAGACATGCGCCTTGTGCTGGCCCTCTGGCGTCACACCGCCGCTTTCCACTACCATGGTGGGTGGGCCGAGATGACGTTCGAGATGGGCCCGCTTGGCGGCGATATCGCCGGTATCGATATCAACCACCACAGCCTGCATCTGCTGAATGTCGGCCGCCTTGGCCTGTCCTTGCTCGGCGACAGAGCCGGGGATGACATAGACAGCAGCCCCTTCGCGTGCCGCCCAGTTGGCAAAGGTGGTCATCTTGTCGGTGACGTTTTCACCGGCATCGATCCAGATGTTATGCGGGCGGCCATCGATGCCCTGGCCTTTGTCGATGAAGCTGCGGACCGGGATCAGACCGTCGCAATAGCCGAACACCACCTCCATGAACTGGGCGATCTGCTCGGGGTCCGGTTCATCACCAAACACATCGATCTGTGGCGCGGCATCGTTGAAGTCCCGCCACGGATTGAAATGGACGAGATTTTCCTTGGGCGTCTCGGAGGATAGGTCATCCGATGGGGTTTGAGGGTCGTCGTGATTGGTGCTCATGTTGGCATCCTCTGTGTCATTTGGGGTGTCGGGCGGGTCCTTTGGGGCATCCGTCATGTCGGCAGCCCCCAACACCGCTCTGCCCAGGAGCAGAACCGGCATTCGAAAAAGTCGCGATTGGCGGCGACGCGCGGCAGCAACTCACCTGCGTCAGTGGCTTGCAGGATCCGGACGCCGCGATCGGACATCCGCTGCGCGAGGTCGGCGTCGAAGGGCACAAGCTCGTGGTGCAGCTCGGCGGTATCCTTGTTGATCGCGGTGAACACGGCGGGTGCCGCGCTGATGCCAGGCACGCTTGCTTCCATGTAGGCCTGGTAGACTGCGATCTGGGCGGCATAGACGGGCTTCGATTTGCTCACCCCGTCCTTGACGCAGGCGCGCCAGTTCTTGGCGTTCATGGTCTTGCATTCCCAGAG